TTTCTTGAACGAGATTTCGCGGCTGTTTTGGCTGATTCGCAGGCATCCGACATTCGACGCAGCGGTGCGGATGAACAACCGCTCAATCAGGAAGATCGCTACCGTCGCTCGGATGGCGGGTGAAGGCCCCTACATTCAGACCGCTCTCGTTCAACGCGGGCTCGGCTTCGGCTGGCGCGTGAACGATCTTGGGATTGACCTGAACGAGTTGCGGCATTTCTTCCGGCTGATGCCGGTATCGATCGGCGTTGCTGTCGCGAGGTGTCCAGCGGAGATCGTCAAGCAACGGAATCACGAGCGGGAGAAGGTGAAAGCCACGGCGCACGAAAACCGGGCATTCATGCACGACCTGATGTTGCCGGCGATTGAGTTAGCCTTGGAGGTGCTGCGTGCTCGATCAGTCCCAATCATTGAGATCGACACTACTCAACCACTCGATGTTGCGAGAAGGCAACTTGTCGAGTTTGCCAGCCAAGAGCCTTTTGACCCCGAGGCGTCTGGACCTGGCTGTGAAGTGGAGGTTCTTTCGCCACCTGTCTTTTGGCAATGATCTAGACTCAGAGCGTATTTATCGCTGGCATATCGAAGAGCGTTCCGGAACCCGCATGAAGCTCGGTCTAAGCACGGATCGCTGGAAACGATGCGCGGGAGATTATGTGGTGGCGGCCAAGGAATTGCACGCATCAATGGTGCGGAGTGGGTTCCTAAGCGCCTATGCTATTCCGATCGATCCGAACGGCGAGCTGCTCGGCGGTGCTCACCGGCTGGCGTGCGCGATGGCGCTGGGGATCGAGTCGATTCCGGTAGAGCGCAATACACGCATGGTCTGGGCGCCGGCATGGAACGAAGCGTGGTTCGTCGAGCATGGCGTAAGCGAGGCTGATCTAGCGCGCATCAAGGCTGACTGGGAGCTGATGAAAGAATGAGTGCTTCAGTTGCCGATCTTGCTGCTGTTGAGCGTTTGATTGGCGCGTTGCCACCGGAGAAGATAGATCAGCTATCCAAGTTCCCCGGCGTGCGTGAACGGCTTGGCGCGACATGTGATCTTACCGAGCGGCAGTTAGAAGCCGAGGCATTGCTGCGGTCTGGCGCGACGCACTGCATGTTGTTCGGCGGCACCCGGTCGGGGAAGACGTTCCTGATCGTGCGCGAACTGGTTGGTAGGGCGCTCAGCACCACCAGCCGTCACGCGATCATGCGGTTTCGCTTCAGCCACGTTGTTACATCGGTCGCTTTGGATACGCTGCCGAAGGTGATGCGGAAGTGCTTCCCCGGCGCGATCGAACACTGCAAGCTGGATCGTTCGCATTGGGTTTATATGTTTCCGAATGGGTCGGAGATTTGGTTCGGTGGCTTGGACGAGAAGGAGCGCACTGAAAAAATTCTCGGCCAGGAATACGCCAGTGTGTTCCTGAACGAGTGCTCGCAGATTTCGCTCCAAACCCGGAACATGGCGATTACGCGGTTAGCACAGAAAACCAGCCTGTCGCGCAAGATGTATTACGACTGCAACCCGCCAAGCAAGCGGCATTGGACGCACCTTCTGTTCATCGACAAGATCGATCCGTCCCGGCATCAGCCGACGACTGACCCGGACAATTATGTTTCATTGCAGATCAATCCGGAGCACAACCTGGCGAATTTGTCGCCGGAGTATATGAAAGACCTCGATAATCTCGATGAGCGGGCGCGGCGCCGATTTTTGCTTGGTGTTTTTAGCGATGACGACGAAACCGCGCTGTGGACACCGGAGATTCTGGACCGTGGCCGACTACTGGACCGCGCAGCTCCAGAGATGCAGCGGGTTATCGTGGCGGTCGACCCATCAGGGTGTTCCGGACCAGAGGACTTTCGTTCTGACGAAATTGGCATTGTCGTGGTCGGTCTTGGCGATGACGGCAAGGGTTACGTCTTAGAGGATTTATCTGGCCGCTTTGCACCTGATCGCTGGAAAAACATCGTAGCGTCTGCTTTCGAGCGCCATGAGGCCGATGCAGTCGTGGCGGAAGTCAACTATGGCGGGGCCATGGTGCGCGAGGTCATGCGCACAGCAACGGTTGGCCAGCTACCAATTCCATTCCGTGAAGTTCACGCCTCGCGCGGTAAGGCGGTGCGGGCCGAACCGATAGCGGCCCTGTTTGAACAAGGTAAAGTAGCGTTAGTTGGGAGATTCCAAGAGTTGGAACATCAACTTTGTGCATTTACGGTTTCCGGTTGGACAGGACAGCGATCACCGGATCGGGCCGATGCCTTGATCTGGGGCCTGACTGAAATATTCCCGGCCATGGCACGGGCAGGGCGCTCGCGGCGTCAGCCGAAGATCATTCTCGGATACGCAGACGCAAAGAAAGGACGATAACGATGGGCAACTTGTTCGGAGGTGGTGGACCTGTGGCTCAGCCGATGCCTAAGCCAAAAGTCACACGTATGCCGGTCGCAACAGACCCCGAGATTTTGGAGGCAGCCGGTCGCACTAGAGAAGAGGCCCTACGTCGTCGCGGTCGTCTATCTACGATTATGACCGATCAAACGGGAGCAACGGTAGGTTCAAGCGGGCGTAAGCTGGGCGCATAAAGGAAATTAAATGGATCAGCGCGCCCGCGACGTACTAAAGATCGGCGATAACCTGTTCGGTAAGAAATCTGGCGTGGATAACTTGTGGCAGGAAATCGCGTTGAATTTCTATCCCGAGCGGGCGGACTTTACGACCAAGCGCAATAACGGCGAGGAGTTTTCCGATCACTTGTTTTCGTCTTATCCGGCGATGGCAAGACGTGAGCTTGGCAATGTGCTGTCTTCCTATCTCTATTCGCGGTCGCAAAAGCGGTTTTCTATCCACGTAATTGATGATGAACTTGATAAACAGGACAATGAACGAAAGTATTTGGAATATCTAACCGACATTCAATGGCGTGCGATGTATGATGCTCCAGCTCAGTGGTCTAGGGCTGGGAAGGAATCAGCACACGACTTTGCCACCTTTGGTAAAGGGACAAATAAGGTCAATAACTTTTATGCCTGTTTCAAAAACTTCGGTCTTGGTGGTTTGCTCAGTAAACTTTGGAGCTAATCGGTGAA